TTAATAAGTTCAGTTATGCCAGCATTCTTAAAGTATTTTAATGCAGAATCTGCATCTCTTACACCAGCTTTAGATAGTTGTTGAATAAAATCAACAGCACCTATTTCACCAGTCTCAACTGCTACCTTTTTGCTAACATCAATACCGAAGTCTCTAGCTAAATCACCAGCTATTTGACCACGTTTAGTAAGATCTGTTGCATCTGCGTATTCAGCTACTTTTTTACCAGCATTATCCCAGAATCTACGAACAGGTGCATACTTAAACATCTTATCTAAGCCATCTGATAGTTTAATTCCATTAGCTCCTGCTAATTTCAATAAACCATAGCGTGCAACTTGTAATGTTTTAACACCAAAACCTAATACTGTACCTGGAATATCTGTAGCAATAATAAATGCAGCATCAGTTAACCCTGAAGTAATGTCATATAGATCAGGTACTTTACTTTGTTTATCAAGACTTCTAATTGGATAAGCTAAATCTCTACCAGGACTTACCTTAGCGTGATCAAAATCATTTAGAGCTTTATATACTTCGCTCTTCTTACCATTTGTAGGATCATTATAAAGAGCATATGCAGCTTCTTCAGCAGGTGTATCAAGTAAAAGCATAATTTCATCAGGTGTTTTACCCATTGCATAAAGTTTTGCTACTTTAGCTACAGCTGGACTCCACTTAGATTCAACTACTTTTAACTTTTCTTTATCAAAGTACTGTTCACCTTTGAATGTGGTGTTCCATTGATTGCTATCTAAGAAAGCTTGGAAAGATTTACTAGTATCTTTTTTAGTTGGAGGTACAACTTGGATTCCAGCAGGGAACATTCCAGCACCTGGGACTAATGGAGTAGCTGCAACTCGTTCTTGAACTCCAGCAAATCGTTCTTGTTCTTCTGGACTTGTTCTTAGTTGTTCTTGTTTTAAGTTTACTTGTCTGTATAAGTTTGTTTGAGTATTAGCATAAACGTCAAATGCGTTCATTAATTGACCAAAGCTTGGAATAAATCCAACAGACTTTAGTTTTTGCCAAGTAGAAGGTTTTGGTGCGCTATACTTTGCTTCAGGGAAAAAGTCAATAAGAGCTTTACGTTCTGTTTCAGGTAGTTTACTAAAAGCAATACGTGCTTCAGCATCTGGCATACCAATAAAAGTTTTATGTTGATTCTGTAAATGAATTGCAGCAGCGCTGCGTCTCATTGTACCGTTAGATGCACCTGATTGTTTTAATGAATTATAAACATTAGGAGAAGATTTCCAAATTAATGGACCAATGTTATCGTTGTTATTTACATTGTCTTCAGACATTTACAACCCATTTTCAATTAGAAAGTTGTAAAAGTCTTCTGTTTCTCTACTAGGATCTGCTTGTTTAGCTACATAAACTTGATCAGATAGTTTAGTGCTTTGATTATTTGTGGCAACTAAAACTTCTGGTCCTGCAGAAATTCCGCCTACGTTAATATTCATACCTGTTTCAGGTAGTTCATCTTTTCTTAAAGTCTCAGCAGTTAATGGAACTGTTGGTTCGTTTACTGGCACAGAAGGAGCAACTTTAGCTCCAGGTATAGGAAGGTCTGGAACAACATATGAAGGACCTTGTAAATCAGCACCAGCTTGCATTCGATTTAAATCTGCTGTATCTCCATAGTATTGAGATTTAATATCATCTCTCATAGGTTGAGTTGTTTTATTTGAGATGTTTAAATCAGTACGCTTAGCGTTAGAACCAACGCCAGATACTTGTTCCATTGCCATTTATACCTCTTCTAATTGTTAAACTTTAAACTTACTAACCTGCTAGTTGACCTAGAAGAGCTTGTAAATTAGGGGGACCTTGCTGTTGTACTTGTTGGGGTGCTCCTGGAGTAGCCTCAACAGGAGCGCTTTGTGGGACAGACATTTGCTCAACTGGAGACACTAACTCTCCAGGAGCGGCTTGTGGGGCTGCCTCTGGGGCTGGTGCTGGAGTAAAGATTTTTTCAACAGCATCTTCAATAGAAGTACCTGCTTGGCGTTCCTTGATAACTTGTGCCATCTTAGAAACTATGTCTGAAGGATCTTGTCCCTGTGTAGCCATTTGTGGAATGGCTTGCGCTAAAGCATTCATAGATGCGTTTAAGTTATCTCGCATCTTTTGAATGTCAATTCTTTCTTGTTCCCCAGTCACATTCATTGACCAAGGTAATTCTCTCATAATGAAATCTCTTGAAATAAGATCTGCACCTAGAGCTTGTAGTGAGAAGATTAAAGCACGTGATGGATCAAGTCCACTCATTAATCCATAACGTACTTGAATTGAGTATTCGCCTTTAATGTCTTTTCTTGGATCATATTTTAATTCATATGGTGAACCATTGTTAACACCATTGATTGTCTTTTCTCCAGGGAAAAGCATTTCATCCATTTTAAAGCAAAGCGCTAATACATCTTCAAATACATCAGATAAAATCTGTTGACCAGTTTTTACTTGGGTATCAAATGCACCAAGTAATGCTTGAACACCTTGACCTGTGATAACTGAAGCATCAATGTTTCCTGAACGACCTTCAGGGTAACGTGCTCCCATACGCATTTCACGTTGTAGCACTTCTCCTTCAGTAAATGCAGCAGGAGGAACTTCTAACCCAACACGTCTAATTGATTGTGGGTTCTGTGAACGCAAGATTGCATCTGGACCGAAAGTAAATTCTTGCACATCGTTAGGGATTGCTAATGGTGCGTTAACTGATTTCTCAGCAGCATCCATTGCAAGTAAAGCAAAACGTGCACGTGCAATTTGAGCCCATAGAATGTCATCGAATTGACCTCTTGGTTCATCATCCACACCAGGTCGTCTAGCAATACGAACCATTACTTCACCCATTGGGTTAGGTGCAGTTTTTAGAACTAGGTTTTCTCTAGTAGGTAAGAATAAAGTAATCTGGTCAGCATCTTCATAGCGAATCATTTCCAATGTTGAATAAACATCAACATCTTCAATTGAGTTACCATCTAGAATTTGACGAGAGTACTCTGGAAAGTCAACAAGTAATTCTGCAATGGTTTTAATATAGCGTTTTGAGTAAGCCACGATTCGACCATAGCGATCAAATTCTGGGTAAGCACCGATTGGGTTTTCTATGCGAATACGTGGAAGCCTGGTTTCGGTATCAGGTTCTACAACAATAGGTAAGAATCCGTAAGTACCGTAATAATCTGCACCTGTGTACATTTGTGTTTGAAGTCTGGCAAACTGAACATAGTTATTAGCTATTAATGTTCTAGTATCAGCATTCTTCTTAGCACGATCAGAAGTTATGTTTGTGGTTTGGCAGTTAAAAGAAGGAAGAGGAGCAAGAACTTCTGAGATATCGCGAGCTGCAACATCAATGAAGTTGGCAATCATTGGTTTGCTCATACCCTCTGGGAAGAACTCAGGGGCAACGTTAATCATATTGCCGCGTCTGATCTCTAATATGTCTGCCATACGTGAATCACGTCCAGCATATTTGAGCTTGAGAGCTTGGACCTTCATTGCGATCTGCTCGTTATTTAACATTTATTCCTCTATACATAAAGTGTGTCGATATTGTCAGAAGCCCATTCATCTAAGTTAACTGAACCTCTTTGAGCCAGAGATCTTCTGGTTGCATATCTATTTTGTAAATGACTTTTTTGAAACTGTCCGTGCTGTAACATTTCTTTTGCTCTAATCTCACAAAACCATAAAGCCATAACTAAATCTGTTGGGCTCTTAGTTTCAGCTTTCCAGGTTATAAGCTGGTTAATTAAAGCTTTAGCGTGTTCATTGTTTTCGTGTGAAGGTAATTCAATAAGGTTGTTACCATCGTGTTTACCATCTTCAGAAGTACCAAAGAGTCCACTCATACCAGCAACACCAAATGAGGTATCCCATTTGTTCTTACCAGTGAAGTGACTTCTCATAGCCACGCCTTTTGAGCCTAACCATATTCTTAGTTCTTCATCTAAAGCATAAGATTTTTGATGAGCATTAATTTCAATACGCAGCTCATTAGGATGATACCTGTCAATCCAGTCTTCCATCAAAGCACGAATTTTACCTGGGGTAGGATCAACCATATTAAAAACATCAAGAACATAACGCATCTGAGTTCTTTGATCTACGGCATACATTATTGCGCCAGTCTTACCAGTCATAGCAGGATCTAGACCCATAATGGTGTACACAGAATCTGAAAGCTTAGGGTGGTTTGGTTTCTTAGGATCTATTAAACCAACACGTCTAAGTTTATTAACTGAGCCATAAACGTGAACAGGTGGGAATATGGCATCTTCTTCAACATCTTGTTGTTGATACACCAAAGCCCAAGTATGCGCTCCCACTTCCGAGCGCCGTTCGAATAATTGTTTGCCATCCCACTTAGGGTAAAGACCATCAGCATCAGGAGTAGCAAGTTCTCCTTCAGCACCATCCCAAGGTCTATCAGATTTAGCCCAAAGGGTTCGCCAGTCCTCTGGCTTATCGGCAAATTCTAAAACAGCTGGCATAGCCATATAAGTAAATGGGGACTTACCACCAGACCAATGATCTGGATTTCTTAATTCTTTATATAAATCTATAGAGGCAACACGTGTGCCAACTATCATTAACATACCAGTAGCACCAAGACGAGTGATAACCATCTTCTGCAGCCAGTTAAGTTGTTTTTCCCATTCGTGGGCGTTGCTGGTGGTTATCACGTCATCTAGGATTATCAGATCGGCACGTGTGCCATAAATCTGTTGACCCATACCGATAGCTTGAACGGTAGGATCTTTTCGTTCTGACTCACGTTTAATATAAATGCGGTCATCACGCCATTGGTCAGCAGTATCTTTCCAACCCTCAGCAGGTCCATAGACGGTTTGCATTTTAGTCCATTGAGGTTCGGTCAATCTTTGCTTGATTGCGTATAAAAATTCTTTAGCCCTAGTTTGGGTCTGAGACACAATAACTATCTGAACATTCGGATTCATCGCGATTCGATATAAAGGATAGTTCACAGTTAAGATGGTTGACTTAGCGTGCTCAGGTGGTACGTTAATCAGGAGTCTTCGAGGACTACCCTTTTCGTAAACCATAGCAGGATCAACCCAAGAAGGTTCCCTACCCTCAACCACATCAACCCAAGACTGATGGTGAGGAAAAACCTTAGACTCAAGATACTCTTGACTGAAGGTAGAAAAGTTAATATCAAATTTGTCCCCACCCAACTTATTAACATTAAGCTGAGCAGCAGCCTGGCGTGCCGATTCAAAATCGGCAGCAAAAGCTTTATCCCTAAAAATCCATTGACGTAAAGTATCAGACTTCCTATGGATCCTAACCATAGCCTCAGAAGGGTCCCACCCCAACTTGACCAATTCCAGAAACTTCATCTTGTCTTCGAC